CTGATAACTTTAAATTTAAAGATACTGCTGGACACGATAATTTATTTATGAATAATTCAGGCAATGTCGGTATAGGAACTACATCGCCAAGCAATAAATTAGAAGCTTATGGAACTGATGCAGGTTTAGTAGTTCATTATCAAGGAAATTCAAGAGGTGGTATTCATGCACTATCAACTCAAAGAATAGCATTAGCAACTACTTCAAGTGCAGATGATTTAGTCTTTGGTTATGGTGGTAGTCCAGTAACAAGTGCAGGTTTTGTTGAAAGAATGAGAATTGATAATGGTTCAGGTAATGTCGGTATAGGAACTCAATCACCTGCACATTCACTTCATGTTTATCATACTGCTAACTATGAAGCATTAAAAATTGAAACGAATGCTGGTGGTGCTTTGATGAGAGCCACAGATAGTACTGGTGTTACTGAAACAGGAACACAAGGTGGTAGTTGGGTAGCAAGAACTGCAAGTACAGCAAGATTAACCATTAATCAATCAGGAACTGTGTATATTCCAAATAATGTCGGTATAGGAGAAGCCTCACCTGAAGCTAAACTGCACATTAAAAATGCTTCTGCTGGAACATTTACTGCAAGTAATTCACAATTATTAATTGAGAATAATACTACTGTTAGATTGAGTATGGTAACACCAACTAACAATGCTTCAAAAATAGAATTTGGAGATGTTGATGACCAAGATGCTGGTATTTTAGAATATAATAATTCTGACAATTCTATGAGATTTACAACTAATACTTCAGAAAGAATGAGAATAGACTCATCAGGAGATGTAAAAATTGAAGAATCTCTTGGTATTGGAGTAGCTGCAAGTAGTACAACAGGAAGATTAGATTGTAGTAATGATGTAGTAGCATTTTCAACTTCTGATGAACGACTAAAAGAAAACATTAAACCATTAGATAATGCGATTGATAAAATCAATAAAATTAGTGGTGTATCGTTTGACTGGAAAGAATTAACTGAAGAAGAAAAGAAAACTATTCATGGAAACGAAGGACATGATGTAGGTGTTATAGCACAAGAAATAGAAGAAGTCCTACCTGAAGTAGTTACTACAAGAGATACTGGATATAAAGCAGTTAAATACGAAAAAATTGTGCCTTTGTTAATACAGGCAATAAAAGAACAACAACAACAAATAGAGGAATTGAAAAATGGCTAAGAAAATAGCAGAAAAAGCAGTAGAATCAGCAAGTTCACCAAAGCAAGTTGAAATCAAACATCTTCGTTCAATGAAAGATGAAGCAGGGAAAGATGTTTCAGTAGTAGATTATATTGATGTAAAACCAGTAGATGAAGCAATTTCACAAGCAGAAGCAGAATTAGTAAATGCAGAAGCAAGAGTAACTGAACTTAAAGCAGATATTGTAGAATATAAAAAAATTAAGGGTTAAGAATGTCATTACCAGCTGTACCAGCTACCAACATAGGAATGTCTGACTTAGCAGATTCGTGTGGTGTTCAAAGCCATGTGAATTTAAGTATTAATGGACTAAGAGCAGGAAATGGTGGTGGTTTATCTACATCAGATACTGATAGTGGAGAAACTTTAGCAGAAGCATTAGATGCTTCAGAAACTGGAGTAGATGTAAGCGATGGTTCTGCATTCTCAACAAATCAGTACATTAGAATTGATAGTGAATATATGTATATACAAAGTATTAGCACCAACACCTTAACTGTGTTACGAGAAGAAAATGTAGAAACTCCAAGCACAGTAGGAGATTCACATAGTACAGGTGCAACTATATTTTTTGCTAATGCTTTTGTTCCACATCACTTTGCAACAAATTTAGGTCTTGGTGGTGGCACAGAACGAGTACAGGGATATTTGACATCTTGGCTTGATGCAGTAGATGGTGGAGGTGGATATGGGGCTAACACAACCAATATAGGTATGAAGCTAACTTTTTTTACTAATGCAGGTTCAGGAAGAAGTGCTACTTCTTCAGGATATATAGGAAGATAAAGATTTTATTAATAATAACATGAGGGTTATGAAAATGAGTGAAACACAAGAAAGAAAAGTAACAGTAAACGACAAAGACTACAATTACGATGAACTATCACAAGAACAACAAATGTTGGTAGAACACATAGAAAATTGTAGAAGGCAAAAAGCAAACTTAGCATTTCAAATAGATAGAGAAAATGTAGCTGAAGGTGCTTTTGCTAAAATGCTAACAGAATCTTTTGATAAAAAAGATGACGAGAAAGAAGAAAAAGATGCCTAAATTAAATGTAGTAGCTGGAATCATAGACAAAGTAGCTGATAAAATAGATGACTTTACACTTGATAAAGCAGAAAAAGCACAACTCATACAAGAGATTAACAAAGCACAGATTGAGGTCAATAAGGTTGAAGCTAATAGCAATAGCTTATTTGTTGCAGGTTGGCGTCCTTTTGTGGGTTGGACTTGTGGGGTAGCACTATGTTATCACTTCGTATTACAGCCATTCTTAACATTTGTATTGTATTCCTTTGGACATCCAATAACCTTACCTACCTTCGATATGGGTACACTTACTACTATATTGATGGGAATGTTGGGACTTGGTGGATTGAGGAGTTACGAAAAGGTCAAGAAGTCAGCATGATTACCTTTGAACAAATCATTGACAAGGTATTAGAGCATGAAGGGGGTTATGTAAATGACCCCTATGATAAAGGTGGTGAAACCAAGTTTGGTATTGCTAAACGATGGTATCCTGATGTTGATATTAAGAATCTCACAAAAAGTGATGCAATTAATATCTATTACAACAATTATTGGAAACCAAGCAAAGTAGACCATTTACCAAATGACTTGAAAGCCACCTATTTCGATATGTGTGTCAATATGGGACAAAGACAAGCTGTCAAAATACTACAACAAGCCATTAATAGTAGAAAGATGAACAAAATCGAAGAAGATGGAGTTATCGGAGAAATAACCATAGAGAATGCAGCAAGAATCTCTAAAAGACGATTACAAGCCTATCGTTGCTTATTCTATGGTAGATTGGTTTCCGAAGAACCTGAACAAGAACGATTCTACTTTGGGTGGTATAAAAGGGCAACTACTACATGAAACAAATCAAAAGTACTGGAATCATTTTTGGAGATATGCACTTTCCATTGCATGACGAAAAGGCATTTAGCTGTGCATTAAAGGTAATTGAAAAAGTAAAACCTGATGTATTTATCAACTTAGGTGATTTTGCAGAAGGAGAGTATGTATCACATTGGAGATGGCAACGAAGAAAAAGACCACCATTGGAATACCAACTTCCCTTGATTGATAAAGAAGCAGATGAAGTTAATTATCACATGGATAGAATTGATAAGGCACTTAAAAAAGTAGGGTGCAAAAAGAAATATTTGGCTATGGGAAATCACGATGCTTGGTATAATCAATTTGTAGATGAGAACCCATATTTGGAACAATATAAACCTGAGAATCTATTTAAAATAGAAGAAAGGGGTTATGAGTGGTATCCTTATGGAGAACTATTTAAAGTAGAGAATAGTAAGCTGTATGCTTATCATGGGGGACACTATGGAAGTGTCAACCATGCAAGAACAACAGTACAGAATTTAGGGTGTAATGTCATTTATGGGCATACCCACGATTGCCAACGAAGTGTAATGCAACACATTTCAGGCATACATATAGCACAAAGTATGGGGTGCTTGTGTAAGATGAAGAAAGATTTTTTAAAAGGTAGAAAGGTAAACTGGACTCACAATGTAGGTATTGTAGATTTCTTTACTGATGGGTGGTTTAACTTGATTACCTTAGACATACATAATGGAATGACAACTTGGAACAATAAAATTATAAAGGGAAACTAATGGATTTAGGCGAAACAATAAAACGATTAAAAGAACTATCTGCTATATTACAAGCAAACACAATATCAGATAGAGAAAAAGAATATTACCTACCTGAAATGTTTCGTTTAATAGACAAATTAGAAGTTCCTCAATTAATAGGAGAATTTAGCAATGACTACATATCTTGAAAAATATTGCACAATTAGTGATATACAATTAGTAGCCCCTTTTGTATTTGACTATGACAGGAAACGAACTATCTCAAACTGGGCAAGTTATAGTGGGAGTGGTAATAGTACAATCTATCAAGCAGGAAGTGTTGGGAAGTTTACTCAACTCTTTGCAAATGACATTGAACTTACTTCAGTCGGAAGTACAGGAGCAATAGATGCTGATGGAAAATACTATTTTGACGAAGATGCAGATGTAGTGTACTATAGACCTACATCGACCAATAACCCCAATTTTGATGAAGCTGTAACAGCTGGTAGGGATAACAAAACTCTCTTTGAGGAGTTTATATCAAGAAGTTCTGACTTTGTGAGGTCGTATATCAATAAACCGATATATAAGAACAAAGGAGTAGGAACTGGGGATAGTTTAGGTAGGGACTTCCCTGAAGTAATAGTTAGGGCTACAGCTTTATTAGCAGCAAGTATGGCAATAATGCCTTACGACAATGAACGAGGAATTGAACTTCAGGTTCAAGTCTACGACCCTTCTACTAATCTTGGGTTGTTAGACATGATACGAAAAGGTGTCATTAGTTTAGACCAAGATGAAGATGGTAGAGATAAGATAGTAAAAGAAGTATCTATCAATGGCTCTACTACTGGTGCTATTGTAGATACTTATGGGTATCCACAAACATCATTTGATAGAATCAAGGTACTGATTACTGGAGCAGGGACATTTGCTGCTGGAAGTACATCAAGTGTTACTTATAGTTCTTATGTTGGTAGTGATGCAGGATTGCAAACCAATCTTGTAGAAAACAGCAAAGTAATTGATGGTGGATTACAACATATAGGACATGGAGTTTATGTACGATTCTCAACTGGAGTTTACACAGCAGATGACCAATGGGAAGTAGAAGTATCAGGATTAGACCACACATCAGGTGGTGGTATTGAAACAATACAAATGAGAAGGAGATAAAGATGCCATATCATTATGGAAAGAAAAAAAAGAAAAAAAAGAAAAAAGGTAAAAAGAAATAATGGCTAAAAACCTAAAAGGAATAAGTTTAAAAGGACTTAGTGCAACTCAAAAAAGACAAATGAATACTCATAAAGTACATCATACAAAAGCACATTTAAGAAGTATGGCAGCAGCTATGAGAAAGGGAAAAACATTTAGTCAATCACATAGTATTGCTATGAGAAAAGTTGGGAAATAATGTCGCATATTCAACGAAAGAAAAAATTGTTAAAACGATATGGGTTAAAAGCAGTCAATAGACCTAAGATGACACCAAGCCACAAAACCAAGAAAGCGATGGTATTGTCAGAATCAGGACATCAATTAAAGTTGATTCGTTTTGGTGCTAAGGGCATGGGACATAATTATTCTGCTGGTGCAAGACGAGCATTTAAAGCAAGGCACAAAAGAAATATAGCAAGAGGTAAAATGTCTGCTGCATACTGGGCAGATAAATTTTTATGGAGTGCAGGGGGGAAAAAGAAAAGTCCACCTAAGTCACAAAAACGAGTATATGGGAGAAAAAAATAATGTGGGATTTATTTAAAGATAAAAACGAATACAACGAAAAGAATATCATAGGATTTCTTTCTTTTGCTTTAATGTGTGTATTTGGAATAGTGGATTTAGCTATGGGTATTATTGGTATTGAACTTATGGTAAATGATTACATTTATAATTCATTTGTTTGGGTTACACTTGGTTCATTTGGTATTTCAGCATCAGAAAAGGTGTATAAAAAATAATGGCTAAAAAAAACACAGCCACATACATAAAACGAAATGGTAAAAAGAAAACCAGGCAGGGTAAAAGCAAACGAACAAAGTATGGTACAAAAGCAAGTAAGAAATATTATAAGAAAAAGTATAGAGGGCAAGGATAATGGCAATAGAATTTGAAAATATTTATAAAGATAGAGTAATTGATACAATTCAGAAGTTGTTAAAACAAAATCTTGCTTCTATTCCAGTAGTATTTGATGAACATAGAGGGCAAGAGAGTTTTCTAATCGTACCTGAAGCAGATGCTTTTGTTGATTATGCAAGTAATGTACATATAAGAGAATTTACAACAACAATCAACTATCAATTACGAAAAGGTGGAGAGTACGCCAAAGAAAATCAATTAAACAGATTAACAATGATAGCAGAAGTTGTCAAAAGACTTTTATTCGATAATAGAAACTATGAAAGTGGTAATATTACTTTTTGGTATGGTGGACAAGTATCTAGTGTAGAATATACACGAGATGAAGATGATGAAACTATATCTAATGTTATTATTACTTTCCAATGCAACACAAATGAGGTGATTTCATGAAGTATAAACACATAAAAGGACTTCAACTACAAAAACCATCATATCTTAATACTCCTAATCAAAAGATTAGACAGTTATTAGCTGGTGGAGAAGTTGAGTTAAAAAAAGAAAACTTGGAAGAATTTGAATCTTTAGGTGTTCAAGTTCAACCAGTAAAAAAGCAAAAACCTAAGAAAAAAGAGGAGAAATAACACATGGCAGTTAGTGGAAAAGTCTATTCTAAAAGTGATTTTAGTATAGGTATAAAAAACAAAAATGCAACTGCATTTGAAACAGCAGCAGCTAATGATACTGCATACGAGTTACTTCCTGTAATTAATGTATCTGCACCAGTCCTCAATCTTGTTGAAAGTGGTGAGATACGAAGCAATAATGCAGGAATGATTGAACTTGATACAGACCAATTTAGAACAACTAAAGGTGGATTTATCACAATGGACTTTGAAGTTCCAGCAGAACGAGATATGATTGTTCGTATGTTGGCTAATGTTCTTCAAGACCATGGCGAAAGTGGTTCAGACCCTTATGTTCACACGATTCAAGCTACTTCAAGTGCAGCTTTATCAAGACCTGATTTTACAGGCAGTTCAAGTTCAGGTATCCCAAGTGTCTTTGACATTGGATTATATTATCCTGAATCTGCACAAGATAAAATGATTACAAGTGCTGTAATACAAAGTCTTACAATGAACTTTGATATGACTGATGGTAGATGTTTACTAAGTGGAACATTTTATTCAGGTATGACAAGTGCAAGTAAGTTCTTAGTAGAACAAACTTTAAGTGCTAATTCAGCAGCACCAACTCTAATGAGTACATCACCAACACAAATAGAATCTTATTTTGATACTAAGAAACTTGATGTTGATGGAACTTCATTAGCAGATATGGTGATTACTGGAGTATCATTTACATTTGAAAACAATGTAGCAAGAGTAGGTAGAGATTCTAATGGAGATGCAGAAAGTTATGCTTTTGGTATCCCATCAGTAAACATTACTGGAGAAATTTCATTAATGTATGATGCAAACTTTGACTTTGCAAGTGGTGGTAATGTATTACAAGACTTTTTAAGTGGTAATACTGCAACACTAAAACTACAACAAGGTGATGGTACAGCTTCAACAGCAGGTGAAATGAACATAGAATGCGAAATCTATTCAACAGCAGTAAACTTAGACCCTAATGCAGACACAGGTGCAGTAATAACAATTCCATTTAAAGTGGTACAACCTACTTCAAGTGGTGCAGCATCAGGTACAGCATTTAAGTTTGAGTATGTAGATTCAACCCAAGCAAGTGGTTGGTAAACGAAGGAGTAACACATGAAGGTTAAAATGTTCGATAAAGAATGGGAAGTAAATCCTATTACTTATAAACAGAAAAGAGAGTTGTGGCAATTAAGTCTAAATGCTTTTAGAGATGACAAGGAAAATCAAGACGATTATTTTAAACTAATTAATCGTGTTGAGGAACTTTCAGGAATAACTGAAAAGGAAGTTAATTCTCTATCAATGGCACAAGTAGATTTATTGCTACAACAAATCTTTACTGACTATATGGGGCTTGAAAAAAAAGACTCATAGGGCTTTGTAGTTATGTGTGGTTTTCTCAATTAGGATTTCCACACATAGCTTTAGAGTTTCCATACAAAAGACAAAGTCCTGTTACAAAAAGAGTAAAGACCTATAAAAGTATAGAACAGGTATGGGAAGAAATAGAATTGTTAGTGGAGAAATGGAAAGATAGCAGGTTTTCACTTGGTAGAAATCTCTACTTTCACTTGCCTTTGTTTATGAATCCAAAATGGATTGTAAACGATGAAGATAATATTTTTTTAAAAGAATATAATTGGGTAAAAGAATTTAATATTCCATTAGCACAAGACTTAGATAGTGCTGATGCAAACAAGATTGAAATATTTGATATTATAAAAAATGAGATTAATGGTATAAAACTTTATATGAGTGAACAAAATGGCAGATAAAAAAATAAGATTATTAGTAAAAGCCGAAGTTAATAAGGCAATAAAAGATTTAAATAAAACTGAAAAAAGCACTAATAAATTAGCATTAGCAGCAAAACAAGCAGCCAAAGCATTCGCAGGATTAGCAAGTGTTGCAGCATTAGGGGCAGTTGTAAAGTCATCGGTACAAACTTCTGCACAGTTTGAAGCATTAGAAACAAGACTTGTTGCTTTAAAAGGTAGTGTAGATGAAGGTAGAAAATCTTTTGATTTCTTTAACAAAGTAGCAGCAACTACACCATTTCAATTAGCAAATGTTGTAGAAGCAGGTGCACAGTTAGAAGCATTTGGTGCAGATAGTACAAAAACACTAAAAGCAGTATCTGACTTAGCAGCATTTATGGGTACAGATATTGTAGAAGCAGCTAATGCTTTTGGTCGTGCATTTGCTGGTGGTGCAGGTGCAGCAGATGTGCTTAGAGAACGAGGGGTATTAACACAAGTAAAATTAAAATCAGGGTTTGAGGATTTGTCAAAACTTACTTTGCCTGAATTTAGAAAAGCATTAACCGATACATTGACAGACCCACAGGGAAATATTGCAGGGGCTACTGACTTGTTATCACAAACATTTACTGGATTAGTATCTAATTTTCAAGATAGTGTTTCACAGCTTCAAGATAGTATTGGTGACTTATTAGCACCTGCTATTAAAGATGTTGTAAAATTCTTAAAAGAAGGTATTGACGATTTAACAGATTCTTTTAAACAATTAAATGAAACAGCAATAGAAACTACTATAAGAAAATTAAAAGAACTTGGTTCGGAAGATGAGAATGTTTTAAGAACCATTTCAAGTTTAGAAAGAGATGTTGCTTTACAAAGACAAAAAGCCATAGGTGAACAACTTGAAGGTCTTGGCAGTATAACAGAAATGTCAAGCAAAATATCTGAAGAAGTAAATAATCAATCTAAATTGCAAATTCAATTAGGTCAACTTGAAAAAGAAAGAGAAGAATTAGGAGAAAAAAGACATAGAAGAACAAGAGAAGAACATCAAAGGTTAAATGCTGAACTTCCAAGACAAATTAAAAGTTTAGAAGCACAGATTGAAGCAAGTGACACTCAGATAGAAAAACTTTCTGAACAAATTGGATTGCAAAAAGAGTTTAATCAATTGCAAGAATCTATTGTACCTGAAAAACCTGCTATTTCTTTACTTCCTGATGAAGATGATATGGCTGAAGATTTCGTGATAGTTGACGATTTTTACCAACACATGAAAGATGAGGAAGAAGATTTTACAAAATTTCAAAAAGAACAAGCAAAAACAAGAAAAATAATTGATGACCAATTATATAAAGAGAAAATACAAAATAACTTACAAGCAGCAATACTGCAAGGTCAATCTGCAAAAGATGCTGCATTGTCAGTAATTAAAGCAGAAGTAGCAGAAGCACAAGCAGGACTGATTTCAAGTATTATGAAATCATTGCCATTTCCTATAAATCTTGCAGTAGCAGCAGGAGCAGGTGGTATGATTGGTAAAGTAACTGACCAATTATTTTCCTCTTTTGCAACTGGTGGTAGTTTTGTAACAAAAGGCAGAACTACTTTACCTATTGGAAATGGAGTAGTAGTAGGAGACAATGCAAGTGGTATGGAACGAGTAGATGTAACACCATTACCAAGTCCTTCAAGTAGTGGAAATAACATCACAATAAATATATCTGCCCCATTGGTAGATGA